TTTGCGGACTTTTATCGTCAAGACTACGTAACAGTGGTGGACGAGGAAACGGGCGAGGAAACGCAAACACCAGAAGGCGAACCATACTTGGTTACACACAGCCACGACTACGCTATTGACGTGGTTGGTGTTATCCATGAGCCAACGGGTAATACGCTAACTGACGCTGAAGGCAATGACTACCCTGAGACCGCACCAGTGGACGGCTGGCACGTAAACGTTCGTCTTGTTGGCGATGCTATGCGTGAAGTTGTTGAGGCTCTGGATGCGTTATACGGCGTTGTACCTAATAGTCCATCGAGGGTTTGGTTATAATGGCAATTACAACGTATTCAGAACTTAAGACTGCAATAGCAGACTTCTTAAACAGGGATGATTTAACGTCATCCATTCCTACTTTTATCTCCCTGGCTGAAGCTCAACTTCGCAGGGATATTCGTCATTACGAAATGGAGGCAAGCACAGCGCTTTCTGTAAGTTCTCAATACACCGATAGGCCAGCAGATTGGTTAGAGACCATTAGGCTTTATATAAGCGGTTCTAAGCGATCTTTAGACCTGCTAAGCATTCAGGGTATGGCTGACAAACGGCAGGGCTCAGAGGACGCTACAGGCATTCCTAGATACTATGCTCATATTGATGGTTCTTTCGAGGTTTTTCCTACGCCTGACGGAACGTATTCAGTTGAGCTAATGTATTTCAAAAAGATACCCGCTCTCTCTGATAGCAATACAAGTAACTGGCTACTTCAAAACTATCCTGATGTATACTTGTATGGCGCGTTAATACATTCATCGCCGTATCTGCAAGAAGACGCTAGGGTTGGTGTTTGGGCGCAACTGTATTCAGCGGCGGCATTAAAGGTTAATCAAGAGTCAGATAAGGCCAAGTATTCGGGCTCGGGTCTGACAATGAAGGTTCACGGACTGGGATAAGTTATGGCTGATACAACGACAACGACATACGGATTAACGAAGCCAGAGGTAGGTGCATCTGAGGACACCTGGGGAACTAAGTTAAATACTAACCTAGACGCGATTGATGACATCTTGGACGGCACAACGCCCGTTACCGGCATTGATATCAACTCAGGCACAATTGATAACGCTATTATTGGTGGCTCTACCCCAGCGGCTGGGGCATTTACTTCAGTAAGTATGGGTTTATGGACCATTGAGGTTGACGGAACATCGAGCGCTTTGTTGTTTAAATACGACAGCACTACGGTCTTCTCGGTAAGCACGGCTGGCGCTGTTGTTGCCGCTGACGATGTTACTGCATTTGGTACTCTGTAATGGCCATACCGTCTAGTGGAGCTGTGGCGCTGTCTGATATCCAGACCGAGTTTGGTGGGTCTAACCCGATATCAATTTCTGAGTATTACGCGGCGGCTGGCGGCGTTCCTGCGTCAGGTGAGATTTCTATTTCTGACTTTTATGGAACTAGCGCAATAACACACACGCTAACCCAGGGCACTTATACTTCATCTAATGTTGAGTATAACGGAAAGTTCGGCTCTACCATTGGCTCTGTGTCACCAACGACTGTTAATGGCTATGAAATTTATTTTCTAATGAAACGATGGGATTTAGCAGATCCAGAGACAACAAGCGACTTCACAATTTACCTTACAGGGTCCTCTGTGCCTGTTGATGCGTTCACGACAGTTGAGATATTTTGTGATGACGCAACCGTAATTTCATTAGATTATAGCGAAGCAACCTCTGGCCAGTTGAGCAACCATCGTTATTGGACATGGACTCCTGCTGATTTTACAACAGCGGAGCACGCTTCTTTTGTCGCAACTTTTGATGGTGCTGGTGATGTTGATCTGAGGTTTACCATATGATTACTTTAGATTATCCAGAGATTTCTAATGGCGACACTATTGTTCAAGGTTTCTGGTCTTCTGGAAGTAATATAGGCTCTTTCCAGAGCCCAGTTATTTACATTAACGGACAGCCAGATGTTGCGGCCACAGAAGAAAGGATTGTTAATTCTTTAGAGTCTGCTTTGCGGGATGTCGCAACAACTATTGATTAAAGGTAGGTCAAATAATGCCGCTGTCAGCAATTAAAATACCGCCAGGAATCAGATCACACGGCACAGAGTATGAGTCGTCAAATCGCTGGCGCGATGCAAACCTTGTCCGCTGGCGCGATGGCTCGTTAAGGCCTATTGGTGGATGGACTACTCGCGTGTCGTCTGCTGTTAGCGCACCACCTAGAGGCGCGTTGTCTTGGGTTGATAACTCAGAAAACTCAAGGCTAGCCGTTGGTACATACAACAAGCTGTACACAATATCTTCTGGTGGCACGGTATCCGACATCACGCCTTCTGGCTTTACTGCTGGCGAAATCGATGCACAGGTAAACATCGGTTACAGTGGTGGATTTTATGGTCTTGGAACTTATGGAACTGTTCGCCCAAGCAGTGGCGTGTATCTTGAGTGTACAACATGGTCATTAGATAACTGGGGTGAGTACCTAGTAGCGTGCTCTGTTGATGACGGTAAGTTATATGAGTGGCAGTTAAACACTGGAACACCTGCGGCTGTTATCACTAATGCGCCAACTAATAACTTAGGTCTTGTGGTTACGGAAGAGCGATTTTTGTTTGCGTTAGGTGCAGGCGGTAATCCTCGCCTCGTCCAATGGTGTGACAAAGAAGATAATACTACTTGGTCTCCATCCGCAACGAACGAGGCTGGTGACATCGAGTTGCAGACAAATGGCGAGATCTTGTGTGGTGTAAGAACCAGGGGCAAGACACTAATAATAACAACGACTGATGCCCACGCCGCGACATACATTGGACCTCAGTTAGTTTATTCGTTTGAGCGTGTTGGAACATCGTGTGGCGCAATATCGAGAAAGTCTACGGCCTCATTCGATCAGGGCGCCTTCTGGATGGGCGCCAATGGGTTCTTTATGTTCGATGGCTCTTCTGTGCGCGAGATGCCATGTGAAGTCATAGACCACGTATTCAATGATATGAACACAGCCCAGCGATCAAAGATCTTCGCTGTACATAACTCTGAGTTTGGTGAGATCTGGTGGTTCTACCCATCCAAGTCATCGAATGAGAATGACAGTTATGTTGTTTACGACTATAAAGAAAACCATTGGAATGTTGGCTCTTTAAACAGAACGACTGGTGTTGATGCTGGCGTATTTAGAAACCCGATATGGTTTGATGAGTCTGGCAATGTATATAACCAGGAAGACGGGTTTAACCACGGATCGTATACGTCATTTGTTGAGTCTGGGCCGCTGTCGATAGGTGATGGCGACTCTATTGCTAAAGTTAATGAGCTGATACCAGATGAGCTAATACAGGGCGAGGTTACCATTACCTTTAAGACTAGGTTTTACCCTAATGACACTGAAAGGTCTTATGGTCCGTATTCAATGAGTTCACCGACAAACGTTAGGTTCTCTGGGCGACAGTTCAGAATTCGTGTAAATGGGTCTGAGTTGACTGACTGGCGATTTGGTATACCTCGATTGAATATTATTCAGGGTGGCCGTAGATGAGCGAGAATCGTCCACCGCCACCTAACAGCCCTGACTATCAGCGTTGGGGTGAGCGGCTTAACGACTACCTTATGCGGGTTAGGTCTCGACTTGCTTTTTTGCAGACAGGCGCAAAGGCAACAGAAGATGGCGTGCTTTTATGGGATAACACTGGTTACCCTGTTGTCTCTAAGAATGGCGAGTATCGACAAATTGTATTAGCCGATGGTTATGGCAGTTTTGTCAGTAACACAGACCAGGCTACGACAGCGAACACAGCAACTGCGATCACATGGGACTCAATGCCGTTTGGTGATGGCGTGTCTTTAGGCTCCCCTTCGTCACGGGTTGTCTTTGAGGAAGAGGGCTACTACATGATCTCTTTCTCTGTGCAGATTACCTCGACCTCAGCCAGCACAAAAACGCTATATTTTTGGCCAAGAGTGAATGGGACCGATATCCCTAACTCAACGATTAAGGTGTCTTTGCACAACAATGGCGGGACAATCGTAATGTCTCGGAGCGCAATATTTAACTTTGCGGCAGGCGATTACTTAGAGGCTTACTGGGCGACCAATGACGCTACAGTGTCTCTTGATGCGTCTGCGGCTACTGCGTTCGCCCCAGCCACGCCATCTGTTATACTATCGGTTACGAGATTGAGGCAATAGCATGTTTGATGAGTTGAATCGATGCCGAGAGTGGATCGAGGCCGCGCTAGAGTATAGCGGTGGCACTCACACCTTTGATGACATCGTGTCAGGCATTTATTCAGGTCGCATGCAGTTCTGGCCTGCCGAGCGTGGATGCGCGGTAACTGAGATTATTGTATTCCCACGGAAAAAAGTGCTTCACGTATTTTTGGCCGGTGGCGAGATGGATCAGATAGTGGATATGGACGGCTCTGCCGCCGAGTTTGCTAAAATGAACGAGTGTTCAGCTATGACCATTGCTGGTCGCAGGGGCTGGAAGAAAGTATTAGAAGATCATGGGTACGTTGAATCATTCACTACCTTGACCAAGGAGCTAGTTTAATGAGCGGTGGAAAAGGCGGTAGCCAACAATCGAAGGTTGAAATCCCAGCGTGGATTGAAGGGCCTGCAACCAGAAACTTACAGCGTGCAGAACAATTGGCCCAGATGGGTTATCAGCCCTATTACGGTCCAGAGGTTGCGGCATTTAACCCAATGCAGGTTGCATCGATGCAAGCGGCGGCTGATGCGGCCAGTGCATTCGGCCTAGCGGCCCCGATGAATGTTGCTTCAACTATTCCGCAGGCACAAGACTTCGGTAACGGGATGATGGGTTACGGCTCTGGCCAAGGCTTTAATCAGGCTGTAAGTCAGTTTCAGCAGTATCAGCCACAACAGGCGGCTATCTATAACAGCCTATTTACTGGTCCGAACGCTAACGCAGGCTACCAAGCTGGTCCCGCTATGGGCGGCACTGTTGGCGGTGGCGAGTTTGGCATGGGTGGTGGTCCGATGGTAACTGGCGACATGATTGCTAACAATATGGTTGGTGGCGGTATTGCTGGCGGCATGGGTGGTATTAATCCATATGGATCAAGTATGCCTCCTAACATGGGATATAACCCAACAAGCGGCGTAGGGCCTTATGTCGCGTCAGGAATGGGTGCAATCAACCCAATGACTGGTATGCCTAGTGGCGGCGGTGTTGGCGGTATTGGTGGTGGGAAAGGTGGTGCATCACCATATAATCCATTCACTGATGGTCGTGGTGGTGTTACTGGAACACCTGTAAGTTTCCCCGAGGGTGAAGCTGTCGCTGGAAACGGAAACTAAAGAGGAATAATTATGGCAGGCGCAGGACAAGGTGGTGCGGGTCAAAATCAA